TCTGATAACCTGCCTTCTGATTTTAACTTTCTTAATTGAACTAAAAAATCAGTAGTAAACTCTTGAGCTGGTTTTTTATAAAGTCTTTGTAAGTCTTTAGGAGCTCTAATGTTTTTTTCCATATCTGCATATAGCTCCTCATCAGCCTTTCTTCTTGCAGCGGCCTCTTGTGCAGCACGTGCCAAGGTACGACCTTGATAAGCAGCCAAGTTTTCAGCTTGTGTAAATCGGCCTCTGAGACCTATTGCTTCTCCTAAAGTAAAATCAGCCATTATTATTTTTTCTACCAATTTTGGCAGCCTCTAAATTGTTGTCAAATTGAGCCATATTGGTAGCTGTAGTAGTAGCACCAGATAATGCACCCATAATATTTTGTCTTCCTTCTGACTTAGCATATCCTAATTGCTGCTCTAGAGCCATTCTATATTGCCTTCTAGCTCTTGCATCTTCTGTCAATAAAGAACCATATCTAAGATTGGCACTAGTTAATGCACGCATGCCTCTTTGACGAGCCTCTACGTCCATTTGACCCAATTGAAGCGCAGACTGATATTGATTCATTCCAGCTATAGCAGACAAGGCAGCACCAGACTGACCTAGCTCACCAGCACGTCTAAATTGACCTGCTTGAGACCTTGCCGCCTGTTCACGCATGATTCTCTGCGTTGCAGGGTCAAGTCCACGCTCGTATTGTTGACGAGCCATTCTAATATTTTCAACAAAAGGATCACGAGCTTCAAGTACAGATGGCATCCTTTGCCTTCTTAATCTGTTTAACTCTCTTTGTGACCTAATCATCTGATAAGCACCAACCCCAGCCTGTGCAACTCCCTGCACTGCCTGAGCGGCTAACATTAATTCCAATCCGGTCATATATTACAAATATAGTGAATTCTACTGAGTATACAATCTAGGACTTACACGGAACTTGACAACTCCATTTATTAGTTTCTGAGACCCAGAGGCTGTCTCCATACTAAGCTTTATCTTTAGCCACTTGCCAAACAGTCTTGTTGTATCTTCTGCATTCGTACTTAAAGGAGCACTTAGTTTATCATTTTTTATAGGACTATACCATAGACCCTCTCTATCTATAAACTCTGTCTCGTCCAAATAAGACTCATGATCCTCAGTATAAAAATCAGTTTCAAATGGCAATTGATCGCTATTGATTTGCATAGCTTCAAATTGCTTTATAATATTTGGCTCATAGTTCATTACAAATGTAATATTGCCAATTTGTAAAGAGCCATAATAAGTTCCATCAGTTCCTTCATCGTGAAGATAAATAGTATCGGGTACTGACGGATTAGGGGTAAAGAAAGTATTGTCGTAAGGCATGTATATATCTGGAGTATAAGAATGGAAAGACACAAATCCACTTTTTGCCTCATCATATGCAACCGTGAATGCTTGATCTGAAGTGCCATCGTTATATTTAAACGTATATATTAATTCTGCGTATTTATCATTCCATACCCCATGAACTCCAAAGCCCGACAATGGGTATAATGTGTTTTTATTGTACTTCCCATTATTCCTAAAATAAGAAGATAAACCCCTATCGCTTAAAACATCTACTCCATTACCAGCTAAACGCATCATTTTTTGAAGTCTAGGATTATACCAGTAAAGAATCTCTTTACCATTTTGATTCTTACCCTTTACGATTGATGTTTTAAGATTTGTACCAATAGAAGTCAACTCGACACCAGGCACAGTTAATATTCCTCCAGCACCAACAATGATATCTGTTGAGTCTGTTGCGTTTAATACTGTTCCATCTCTAAAATATTGCCTCTGAACACTTTCAGGCTGTACTGTGTATACATTGTCGTTAAGCATTAAATGAGACGTTATTTCTCCATTGGAAAGATCTAAGTCAAATATGTTTGCAGGTTGGAAATTTCTATATGCATTGTTTTCACTTCCAACTAGCTTTCTTGAACTATAAGCTATCCTTGTAGGGAATTCTGCTTTATTGTCTCTTTCAGCATCATATCCTTTTTCTAATATAGAGCCATCAGCATAAGTGTAAGACGAGCTATACTCGTTTTGATTAGACACCTCTGGCCACTGTTGTAAGAAATAAAACAAACCAGAGCCCATGCTGTTGTTAGGCAGAGCAGAAACGCCATAAGTTCCTACCAATGGTACATTTGTGCCATCTATAAATTCTCCTTCAAAATCCTTATCAAGACTTTGAGGGTATACATATCCAGGACCGTTGTGAGTCAAATCGTGTTCAAGCGCTTGGAACATCTGAGTATTTGTTACGTTTTGAGAATAAAAAGCAATACCATAACCCTCTCCCTGTGCGTTATTGGGTTGGAATGACTTCATTCTCATGTGATATACTGTTTTCTGATTAAATACATCACCACCATAAACAGACTCAGATATAACTCCAGACTCCCCTGGTTCTAGTACTCTGATATGACCTGTATTTTCGTATACGGTTTCGCTTTTATTAGATGGGTATTTTTTGTGCCCGCCTAAATCTCTAAATACCTGACCATAATACAACCCATGCTGCTCACTTATTCTTGGAGATGTACCAAAGCTTCCATAGATAGAAGAAGCAACATTGAATGCCTCTGTTCTCGGATAAAAACCATCTTCTGGCCCACGAGGAGAGGTTGTTGGCTTTTCGTCATAATTAAAAACATTTGTAGCCCCAAAACTAGTACTATCACCTAGCTCAAGTTTTTCGTGATCTGATATATTTGAATCAATATACGAAACAGTCGAGGAGGAAACGTAACCATCTAGCTCTATATACTCTGATGATTTTAAAGCACCATTTGGGTCTGGTGGTGTAAATGGATTAGCAATACCTGTGTAATGGGCAGTTATACTTGGAACGCCTAGTATTTTAATCGTATCACTTGACTGATTAGCGTATTCAAATTGATTAAACTTTATATCTGGCGAATGAAAGAATAAAATATCAGATCTATCTGTATTTAAAAAGGGAGAGACAATGCTAAGCCCGCCTCCTGGAGAAAATGAGTTGTATGCTGGATCGGTAATATTAACCCAAGTATATATATCTCTTTTATTTGGGAATACATCTCTGTCCAAATCGTTAGGACCAGGTCTTAGCTGAGGAGTAAATGGATAAACGTCATTTGTTGCCGTATTTAAGGCAGCTCCCGGCAAAAATAAACCAGTAGCCAATACTTCTGGTATTCTCTTAGCCCTAACAAATCTAAACGACTTAATTAAATCGCCAATACGGATGCCATCTACTGTATCATTTAAATCTATATTATCAAACTTGACATAGTATATGTTTACATTTTCGCCACCTAAGTCTGTTAAATTAGAATCTATATTATTTGCAGTTCTTCTATTGCCTATAATATTTGTTGCACTAGTATCAAACCTAATATCATCTACCCAAAAAGGTCTAGACCATCCACCTGTATCACTCCACTGAACCTGTATACCAAAACGATAGGTATCGTTCATCATGTAGGACGTGAAATTTAATGTATTATTTGGATCTAGGTATTCCCCAAATTTGTAATCTAATTCTGGTACGTCAATAGATTCTGAGTAGCCTACTCCTGTTATTGTTTGTGTCTCCAGAGAGTGTGTTATCTCTGAGGCCCAATCAGACAAGTCGTAACCCACATAAGACTCTAAATTACTTATTGTTAGTCTTTGATCGTTTAATGTTATACTCTTTGCTTTTGTGTACTTATTACTTATAGCGTACAATTCAGCACCAGAAACATCTTCCATTCTTTGACCAAGGCTAGTATGTACAACATCTAATTCCGTTTGATCATTTTCAATACTAAATCTTTCTACAAACTTTGCTGAGTATCCAGTAGATCCATATTCTAATACAATTAAGTCAAAATAATCATAAACACCCAAAGGCATATTCTTTACGCTCATCTTGACGAACTTAGTAGTAATAGTACCATCTGCGTCTCCTGATATTAAATATGGAGTATCGGGATTAGCATCGTATATATTTACAATGCCGGTTGGATATAAATAATCACTGTACTGAAAATCTCCTGTTACAAACCTTCCTGTATATCTTTTATTACCTGAAGTAATAGCCCCACCTCCATGAACAACCTCAACCTCGTCTATATAAGAAGATGTATCAAATAAGACTAAAGACGTTTGATCGTCAACATTATCGTAGCTATATAAATTAGAGCCTATAAGTCCATTTGTAGCTCTTCTGTTTGCAATTGGGATTCCAATGTATCGTATTACATTGAAGTCATCAGTCCAGTAAAGATTAATAATATCATTTACAACTTCAGACTCTACCTCTACATTTCTTTCTGGATGAAACGTAAGTCTCTTAGTTGTAAGAAGTGGAGTATATAAATAACCTACCCCAGTTGGGTTTGGGTATATATTCCCTATCTGAGAAACTTTAGAAGTTCCATCAGTATTTAAATCATCTCCTGCCAAGAATACAAATAAGTCATCTTCAACTTGCTTGCTTCCAATAACCGAAAAAGACCCATTGTCTGGTTGATATTCAGAAACCTTGTAAAAATTAAAGTATTCTCCTTCTACATTTTCTAAGAACAATCTGAATTCATTCACACTTGATGTTGTCAAGCTAAAAAAGCCTTGATTTGTTCCAGTGATATTCAGAGACCCATACGTAAAAACTATAGATGATATAACGCCTGGAAGTGCATTATATACTCCAGTCAAATTGCTTAAGTGTCCAGTTATAGCACTATAAGTTGCAGCAGCAGTCGTTGAGGCGTAATTGTATTCCTGATAATCCGTAGCGATATCTCCTGTACTCAACTTAAGTCTACCAGTATGACTATTTATCTTGCCATTCGCAATATCATCTCCATTAAAAACGATTATATACTCTTGAGTGGTAGCTGTATAGTCTGGTATAGTAACCTCTAGGTTATTACCACCTATAGACATTACACCACCAATGTTCTGCCCATCAGAGTTTCTATGACGTATATTATTAGCATCCGTATAGTTACCTTGACGGATATAACTAATCTCTGTGTCCTTATCTAAACTGCCGGAAGGGGTAACTCTTACTTGTGGCATTATACGTTAGCTAGTTTTTGTGTTTGATATTCCCTTTGAAAAGACTGCATTACATATGCTGGATATTCTTTTGCATATCTTCTGGTATATTTCCAGCCTATGTAGGATACTAGCATTCTCTCCCAATCATCTGGTATAACTATCTCATCATGCTCATCTCTATTCAAAGCTTGATACCATACCTCATATTTAGATCCATCTGTTTTTTTCTCACAGAAAATAATATAATTGTCCTGAACATAGTAATCTATATCTGGGCATTGTTTCTTGTGGTCTTTATCTGTAGATCCACATATATAAACGTAGTCTAGTTTGAACCAACCATCAGGAAGTTCTATTTTATCATCATAAACCTCTAGTGTTCTATGATACTGCTTATACTTTTTTCTTGTTTTATGAGACCGAATCGCTTGGTATATTAATACCTTGAACCATAAATAATTATTCTCAAAGGAAACTCCAAGTTCTTCAGATGCAGCAGCTATAACGTCATTTATTTTCATTATTTACCGGGTAATTGTGGGTTAACTTTATCTTGACTATCAGATATGTAATCTGGAGCCACACGCATCTTTCTCATAATATCTAAACCTACCATTTCAACTAATTCTTTTCTAACTACAGCATCTACTGGATACGCATCTGAGTCAACACGGAATCCAGGAACCTCTGTAGGGAAATTGAATATGCCACGCACTTGTAGTTTTTCTAGTCTTAAATTATTATATACGATAAGACTTGCCTTGTTTTGTTCTAATTGTTTCCAATCCCAAAATACATTCTTATCATTTGTAAAAGCCGAATGCATAGTCAATGTAGTAAATCCATTCTTTCTAGAACGCATAAATGGTTTAACACCATTTACATGCCCAACATACATAAATCCATCTTCATGACCTGTAATAGTTATTGGAGATGGACACTCAAAGTAAACAGCCTCACATTCCTTATCACGATCTACAAAGTTAGTATCAACTGTTTGAATCCAAGAATCATTAAAAAATCTGCCACTGCGTAATATATAATTAGAGATGATTACGGCACGAGCTGCGTGTATCTTGTTCTCTAGGTATTCATCATCAAAACGACTTTCATCATTCCCAAGTCCAGCAGATAAGTCTTTTCTTACCTCATCTACAATATCTTTTAGTAGGATCATGGATTCTCAATTATGGTTTCTTGAGCACTACGCTTATTGTTGTAGTCACGGGTCTCAGTAGATACACTGTATACACACTCATCCATAAGACGGTACAAGAACTTTTCTGTATAGAAATCTAATAAGTCCGTAGCATTATTAGCAACATCAATATCGTGTGGTGGATTTGTCATGTAATCCATTATTATGCTATATGGAGCTGGATTACATATCAACTCTCTATTTGTTCCTGTTGTATTGGTTTGATACTTGGGTGTTTCTTTCCGAGCCCCACTCAATGACCCCTTCTTTCTATCAGAAAAAGTAGGTGACGCTTCAAACGTCCTAATGTGATACAGTGGACTAGCAACACTAGCAGTATCAAGGAAAAAAGAACTTCCCTTAACTTTGGTAACTTCATATTCTGTTCCGGTTCCGTCTTGTGCGGAATTTAATTTATCACCTTTTCTTAGTAAGTGCTTCGATAGAGTATACTCTTTATCTAATACTCCTGATACAAAAGAAATAGTATCAGAATATTTAAAAGCTACTCTGAATAGATGTAAGTAATTATTTGGAATTGCTGCCTTGCCAGATGTAACAGCTATAGATACCTCATTTTGAATTAACTCAATAAGTTCGTCATACTCTTTTTGTGTATCTAAATTAGAATATAACTTATCTACCAGTCTGTATATTGCCTCCTTTATAAGACGATTAGCCTTAGCATTATCAAGATACTGAGAGTAGGCTTTATCGTATTTTTGTTGGAGTTGATTAAAGAAATCCTGACCAGTCATTATATACAAATATAACAAAAAAAGGGCAGAATAAATATCCTGCCCTCACACACAATCAAACATGAATACCTACTTAGTAGCAGCAGATCTGGTTTGTCTTTTCTTTTTAGCCTCAGTTGCTGGAATCAAATTCTTGATTTCATCTGGCAAGTCTAAAGGATCAACCTCTTGAGCCTTTATTTCAGGTGAGCTATCTAGTTTGTCAACCTCTGGCTTGATGTAGTTTTCAAATACATCTTTATCGGTAATAAGGAATGAAATAACAGAATCAATAGTAGTTCCAGCATTTCTTCCAGATATCTTATACACAGAACCTTCTTTTCTGATAATTCCATATACAATTGCCTTATTAGCATATACTGTAGCTGTTTTTTCTGCTCCTTTTGTTTTAAGGTAATTTGAAACCAAATCCATGTCTTCAATTGCATAACCATCTAAATCAATGCCAATAAGATTTAAGAATACTTCTTTATTTGAGAACTCTCTTGGATCATAACCTAGTGCAAAGGTTAAGTCTCTTCTTTGCTCTTCTGTCATGTCAATCACCTCAGCAATACATCTAATCTCATCCATTAATAGATTATAGTTGTAATCGATAATCTCTTCTTTGATTTCCAAAGTAAACTCCGTCATTACAAAGTTAGGATTATCATATCCGTCTGTTTCTACAAGTGGGTGGTTTTTCCAAAAATCAATTACAGCCTGATCCTTAAAGTCATCTGGATCATAAGATAATTCTAATGGAAGTCCGCTCTCAAATACGTAAGAGTAAACTTTATCTTTCTCGTCTAATGAATTAACTACTTTCTTGCCACCAGATATAAGAAATACTTCTTTATCTGTTCTTTTGTCTTTGTATGATCCAACAATGGAGATATTACCATTTTGTCTTTTTGGATTTAGTCTATACTTTTTTCTCATTTTATAATTATTAATTTTTTTACAGTTTAGATAAAAATGAAGGCCACCCGAAAGTGACCCTCATTGTGGGGGCTTAATTAGGAAAGCTTAGCAATATACTCACGAATCTGAGCTAAAGCACCATTAATATCACTAATGGCATTACCAGAAACGTCAGCAATATCAAGAGCCTTCAAGCTGTTCTCAAGATCAGTAGTAGATACTGTGCTCTCGATGTACAACGTGATTACCTGAGTCCCGTTTGCGATGATTGAATCACCTGGACGTGGATCTTCGTAGATAAGCTCAAGGATATCATAGTTGCTTCCTGCTACAGCACCTTCAACGGCCATAGCAACCAAGTTTGTACCAGTAATACCAGCTGGAGCAACTCCAGGAGTAGTGGTAGCAATTGCCTGATTACCTCCGTCGTCCTTAACTTCAGCAATATTGAAGATAGTGTAAGGAGCAGTAGCGGTTAAAGTAACTACACCAGCAGCGCTAGTAGCAACAATCTCAAAAGGAAGGTCATTTACCTGATCCTTAACAGATGTAGCAATAGTAGTTACTGTATCAGTAGCGGTAATAGTGTGCTCGATAACTTGAGTGTAAACATCAGTTAAAGCATCATTTTTATCGCCCAAGTCTTGTACCAATTGAAAAGATACTTTATCACCAGCAGTCAAAGAGCTTGCGTAAGTTACAGTAGAAACCTGAGCAGTTCCAGCAGAATAAGCAGCTAAATTAGCCTTTTTAATTCCGTTGTAGTCTAACTCAACATCTCCTCCAAATACACCAGCAATCTTGATAACTCCGTCAGTTAAAGCACCTGTTAAGGTAGCACCGGATTTTACAATTAGATTTTTCATTTTTCTGTATTATTAAAATTAAGAAGCGAATTCAATCAGACCCATACGATCTGCAATACAATGTAGACCACAGTCAGAAAGCATGTGGAACTCAACAGAATCAATATCACTTGTACCTAAAGAAGCGATAGAGCTTCCAGCGATAGCCTCTTTTACAGATGAAGCATCTGAACCATTAAGACCGATCATACCAGGAACGTAGTTAGCGATTAACTCATCTTGATTGAAGTGATACTTCTGAAGTGGGCTTAAGTTACCAGATCCGTCAGCAGCAGGTACAGGAGTCAAGTCCATAAAGTAAATGCTGTTAGACATCTTAGGCTTACCGTTGATAGTAGAAAGCTCACCACGGAACATCTCGTCATCAAGCAATGCCCAACGAACGAAAGAAATGTTCATACCAGCGTAGCTATACTGCATTACGTTCAAACCTTGTACAGCAGCACCTCCGAAAGTGTTCATAGTACCAGCTTGCTTGATGTAGTCACCCAAGATTGTTTGAAGACGTGCCATAGCAGCAGATCCCATCAAAGCAACCAAGTTACGACCGTTATCAGCAGAAACACGTACCATATTCTCTAAGAAGTCATTGAAAGTAGCTTGAGTCAACTCACCAGTCAAAGGAAGGTAAGTACCACCCTTGTTAATGATAGACCAACGAACACCACCTGTAGTGTAGTACTCACCATCAGCACCGGTGTGGATACCACGCTCAGAGAAAGCATACTTATACTCTAATTGCTTAGCGAAAGCTTTCAAAGCCAAATCGTCATATGAACGCCACCAGAAATCTCCGTTCCAACGAACGTAAGAAGATGTACGATCACGACGAGACTGACGAGAACTCTCACGAGTAACAGCAGTTAAAGCGTAATCTGTATCTGGAGTGTAGTTCAATACGCTCTTACCACGGCTATCACGGTTAGCAGAAGCGTCAAATAAACGCTTAGCATTATGTCCAGATGCGAAGTGAGAAGTAGTTAATGCGCTTACAGTAACAGGCTCTAAGTAAATCTTATTACCAGCAGCGTCAACCTTAGTTACACGTGCCTGAACCATGTTCTTATCAGCTACAACATCACCTACACGGAAGTTTCCAGCTTTAGAAACTGAAACCTCACCAGTAGAAGCGATATTAGTGTTTCCGGTAACAGGAGCGAAAACACCCAAGTTTCCTAGAGAAGATACCTCAACCTTTGGGACTGGGGTAGAAATAGAAGGAGCTAACTTTGCAGAAAGCTGTGTCAATACGTTGTACCCATAATCCTGCGCATATACCATTTGCATTTTATTGGGTAGCTCTAAACCTTTAAGCAATAATGATTGACTCAAAGGAAGGTTAGTAGTTGTTGCCATTTTTTAATTTTTATTTTAATTCAAATAAGTTATTAAAGGCCTCTTGTGCGGCCTCAAGTCCAGAACCAACAGCACGTCCACCATATGTTTTGTTTTTGCTTGGATTAGAAACTTCTTTTATTACTTGTTCTTTTCCCTGATTTTTGGCTTTTGTGATATTGGCCTTTACCAAATCTTTTCCGTATTTCAACCATAAAGCTACGGAATAAGCTTTTTCAATGTCCAGCGTGCCATCTTCTTTTTGAAGTGTAAAGTCCTTTGATAAATAGTCTGTCAAGTCCTTAGACATTTCGTCTGTTACTTTTAAACCATACATCTCTTGATCTACAATCTTTTGACGGTAACCTTCCATCGACTGGTTAAGTTGTTCAATAGCCGCTTGTTGTTCTTTTTCATTAATCTCAAAATCAGAGGTTAGTTCTTTCAACTTTGCCTCATTGTTTTGTTCAAAACGATTTCTGAACCCCTCGACCAATTGCTTCTTTTGAAATATAGAAGAGTTTTCAAATTCATAAACTGCATTGTTTAGCTCCTCGCCATCCAATCCATAGAATTCTTCAAGGCCCTTTTTGACAAGGTCCTTCTCTTCCATAGCAGAATAATCCTCCACCTTATAATCATTAACAAAGTCACGAAGCGATTTTCCGCTTTTCTTGTACTTTCTAATGAGTTCGATGTCTGGATCCTCCTCTACTTTTGGAGTTTCTTCTTTAACAGGTTCCTCTGCTTTAGCAGTAACAGCTTCTTCTTCTTTCTCGTACCAAGAAGGCTCAGATGGAGCCTCTTCTTCTTTTACTTCTTCCTGTTGTGGTTCCTCTGTTGCGACAGGTTGTTCTTCAACTACCTGTTCTTCAACCTGTTCTTCTTGGATTACAGTCTCGCCATCGTTTGCATTTTGCAAGTCTGGCTGAGCAGAGTTCAACTCTTCTGCAATCTCTGATAAAAAGTTTTTATCTTCCATCTTTTACAAATATAATGAATTTATATTAAAACTATATTATTTCTTGTGGTAACTCAGATTCATCAGCTGTTGGAGGAGCTTGTCCGGTCTGAGCATTGTATTTAAGCTCTTCACGATAATTCTTATTGTCCTCTTTCAACATTTCCATTTCTTGTTGCTGATTCATCTGTTGTTGAGCTTGAGCCTGAGCCATCATTTGCTGTAACTGCTGTTGCTTTTCCTGATCTCTCTTTTTCTTTTTCAATTGATACTCTAACTCATTGATCAACTCAGTATATGTTTTAGCCTGCTCAATCTTCAAGTAGTCAATCATGTCAATCATTCCATTCTGCATAGCCGCTTGAGCTTGCATTAAAATTCTTTCTCTGCCTGTCTCATCAATAAAGTCACGAACTTTGATATAGGCATTTAGCTCTTCAAACTGAAAATCTTTTGTAATCTTAATCCACTCACGGCCTCTTTCTGATATTACAGGAATTTCATCCTCGCCATCATCATCCATAAGCGATACCTTGTATTGGTTTATAGCAAATGATAAATGCTTTTCAATAAAACGAATATATCCCTGATACAAGTAAGATGTACCTAGATTAGATTGAGCAATAGTTCCTGCTTGAGTCTTAGCTCCTACATAACCTTGTTGCTGTCCAAGAGCAACCTTAGGAATATTTACAATCTCTTCCATTATACGCTCTTCTTCCCTTCTTAGTGATACAAGTTGCTGAACATTTGGATCTAATGTCATATCAACTGTCTCTACCAAACGGGACTCAGTACCTGGAACGTAATCCTCTCCAGTAGCAGAACCATCAGTAATGTGCATACCCATTCTTTCAAAATCAGATATAACATCCTTTGCTTCTGATGTGCCTAACTTTTGTTTATTGATAATATATACTTTACCCTTAGCACGAGTCATCATCTTAGTGATCTCATTTGTGATAAAGTCTATTCTATCTTGATGTTTATGTAGACGAGATACAATACTTCTATTCTCACCCATTACCATATTAGGCATGAATACCTGAATAGGCATTTGTACATCACCTGGATTATCATGCTTACGAACAATATTAGTATCCTCTCCGGCATCAACAATATATTTGTTACCTATTAGAATACCTTTGTAAACAGTCTTAGTCCAGTACTGTCCATTTCTTTGCTTTCTTATTTTTGAATAATGGGTATTGCCAAACTTATCATTGCTCTTTTCATAACCCATATCTTTCATACCTATCCAATATCCTTCTAGAATGGCTAGAGTTGGGATATTATTATAAGTAAACGCCCATGTTGTTGCATATGGGTGTGTAGTTAAGTCCAGCAATTGATATAGATTGTTTGATGTCAGAGACCCAATTTCTTGTATCTCTTCATCGGTCAAGAAGTCTTGATATCTTTCAATAATGTCTCCCGTAGATAGCCAGTTAATTTCTCCAACGAATCTCATCTCACTTAAGAAGTCATCGTCATGAGATCTATCGACAATCATATTTTGAGGCAATACAACGTCAAAGTATTGCTTGCCATTCTCAATTCTATTTTTAAATCCACAGTATCCACCCATTAGTAGATACAAGAATGCCTGTTTATACTTGTTCAGGAAATCATTACGCAGAAGAATGTCCTTAGCTAGTTTAATAGCTAATATCTCAGATTTTTCCTGATGATCTTCCTCCATGTATTTATACAACTCTTCTGGAGTTTCAAACTCTTTCTGAGCTCCAGTAAAGTCGGCTGAAATTCCATATGCCTCCATCAACTCAAAAAATTCAGGAATATCAAATTTTAGCATTTCCATCTCTAAGGCTTCTGTCTTTTTGTTTGTAGTTGCCTTAGATGTAGCTCTAACACTTGGTTCAATATTTTCAATCAATTTGATTGCATTACCTACCATGTAATCAATAAGCGATGTTATTTTTTGCCCATTAATCCAAACAGTAGGTAGATCACAATTGTTCTGATCTTGAGTTGTATAGTAATAATCTTTATTGTATTGTCTGCCTAAATAGTAAGTAAATAATCTTACTATCTCGTCAATGGGATTTTCAATGTCCTCTGTTCTTCTAACTCGATTAGTTCTATCATTTCTCTTGTTGAAGTGAGACATGATGAACTCAAGGTTCTGTTTGTACCAATCACGGTTCTTTTTTGCCTCACTAACAAATTGAGATGGCTGGTGTTTGAACTGATAACCCATTATTTACAAATATAGTGAAAAAAGGTGATATCTATTTCTAGCATTTATATACACGATATATTTAGTTAGAAGTATATTACTCTTGAACCTTCCTTAGGGCATACCCCCCTTTCCCCCCTTTCAGGAAAAAAGAAGCGCCTAAGAAAGGTTCTGGATATATTACTCCGTCACCTTGCACCCATGAAGAATTACCCCCATTACGCAATCCAGGTACTCAGCAAAGGTAATAAAAAAAATTAATCCTCCAAATCGTCAAGGCGATATTGAGAAGGAATTCTATTTTTCATGTAGAATTCAATGTACTCATTGCCTTTATCTACAATAAACTTTTCTACGGTCATCTTGTAGATATGCTTATCGTTGAACTTGTATTTCTTCTGTAGTATATCTACGAATGGCTTGACTATATTGTCAATATCAGATGCTTTATTGCTAAAGCCAACTTCAATAAATATCTCCATGGGTTTAGATTCCATGATGGGTTCTACATCTGGCAGCAGATGCATCATTGTCTTTTCGTATTCTTTGTACTTCTTGGACTTAAACTTTCTTCCTTGCCATGCCTCATTTACCGACAATGGTTTTATTAAAATTTTTTCCGAAAATAAAAGGGTATTGCTCTTTGATCGATTTCTCATTTGCTTGTATATCTGTAAATAGTAGTATTTCTACGGGTATATTGTAGTATATAGACACTACAATCAAGTACTCAAAGTTTACTATTTTCATTCTTTGATTAATAAATTTGTCATATCCAGTAGTAACTCTGATACCCACAAACTCTTTTACATTATTGGCATTAGGCCATGATTTATGCATCTTAGATAAGAACATAATGTTTTCATGCACACGCTCAGTCAGCCTGTCTACCTCTTTATCTAGCTCATCTGTATAATACCTACCTCTAACCTCAGATATCTTACTTTGCTGAAGTATATATGGATAGCCTTTCTTTTTTATTTCGATGATCTTTTTATCTAGTTCATCGTATGTCATATGTCTAGTGCCTCAATGAACTTTTTGTTTTGTTCAATGTGTTTCTTAACCTCTCTCATTACAACTAGTATCTTTTGATGATTGCTTAAACTCTTACCGCTTAAAATATTATACACATCATACTTATTTACACCATATGGAGAAGTAGCTTCTACAATGCGTGCCATGTCCCCACGCTTCAATTGCCGCTTAAGTTTATCTATCTTATCTCTGAGTTCTTCATTCATAATACAAATTTACAAAAGATTATTGCATATTACAAAATATGCTTATATTTGCGTATGGCTTTAACAAATGTTAGTGATAGCATGAGTAAGATTTACTTATCTATCAGAGAAGGCAAAGTATCTCGCAAACAAGGCGAGGAATGGACACAGTACAATAGCGTATCGGGAATGATTCGTGAAATCGGTACTAGAGAAAACAAGTTTGGTGAGCAGGAATGCTACATCATTATTGATGACGCAGGTGAGCGTTATCAGCTACAATTAAAACAGCAGAGTTCTTACTTCAGAGCTTTTGCTTCCATGGCAAAAAACATCGATGTATCTAAGGAGGTTGAGTTTATCCCCTTGTTAAAAGAGGAGAACGGAAAGAAGCAAGTTGGCTTGATCTTGATGCAAGGTGGTAATGCTGTTAAGTGGGCACACACCAAGGGGAATCCAGATGGAATGCCTGAACCAGAGGTGATGCAGAAAAAAAGTGGAGAGAAGATCTACGACTGGAGTGAGCGTGATGCTTTCTTATTAGACAAGGTAAATGAATTAAATGCAAGAGTTAATAGCGGTGATTCTAACGATGATACTGCTGAATTGGATGATGATTTACCATTTTAAAGATGGACGTAGCAAACAAGGACCTAGCCAAGAAAATTGACAAGAAGGTCCAGTCTAAGCACATGAAGCACTATGGCGATGAGCAGAGAAGCATCATCCGTCAGTCTTCATTAAAGAGTGCCGTTGAATTAATGGGCACTATCGTAACTAATTCTTATGTTCACAACAATGATACGGTTGTTGCTCAGACCCTATCTATTGCAGAGAAGTTCGAGGAATGGGTTACAAGATAGTAAACATTGACAAGGAGAGCCAGCTAGATGACTGGTTGGCTTTCCGCTTCAATGGTATAGGTGGTTCAGAGATTGGTACTATGATGGGCGTTAACCCATGGAAGAGTGCCGTTGAGTTATATTATCAGAAGATCGGTGACTTTGATCCCAAGGTAGATTACAATACTCCTATGTTTATGGGTAATGTATTGGAGCCGGTAGTAGCAGACTTATTTGAGTACTGGGACGATGGTGATAATCTGATTACCAATTACGCTTCTGGTTTAAAGCAGAGAAAGCTATATGAGGTTCAAGGTTACGTTCTAAACGATGATTATCCCGGCATGTTCTTTTCTCCTGATAGGATAGTACACACTAAGCCTTTAAAGAGGAAGGATAAATTGATTCAGAAGAATGTTGAGCAGATAGTTGAGATTAAGACTATATCCAATTGGTCAGCTAAGCAGTGGGAGTCAGGTTTGCCACCATCATACTATTTGCAGCTACAAACATATCTAATGGGATTAGATTGTGATGAGGGGTATATAGTAAGCCTTAAAGATGGAAGGGATTTAGATGTCATCTATATAGAAAGGAATAGAGAAGTGGGAGAGATGATATGGGACACCTTTAAAAATTTTTGGGAAAGAGTACAATATGGCCGTCAGGCCATCCAAGAAAAAAAGGATATTCATCAATTCGCACCAGACGCAGATGGGACTCAGAGTTTAGAAAAGTTTCTATCAACTAAGTACAAGAACCCAGAGGAGAATACCATTCAAGCTACAGATGAAGTTATACAATGGGCCTCAGAACATTTGGAATTAGTAGAAGAAGGTAAGGAGATAGAAAGAGAAGTAAGGGAGAGAGCAAATAAGATTAAGTCCTATATGAAGGATTTTACTATCTTAGATCTCGGAAATAATGGAAGGGTTACCTGGAGAGCTAATAGCAGAGGTAATAGAATCTTCCGAAATTTATATGAGTCAAAAAAAGAAGGATAAATTATGGTACGAAGAGTGTTGGAATTCCAGTCAGAAGAAGTGTATGGAGTGTGGGTTAGTCATACGACATTTCCACCCCATGTTCATTTCACATATAATTACCAAAGGGTCGTTCCCACAATTACGGAACCACCCAAGGAATTTCATGATCTATTGCATGAACTGTCATCAGCAATGGGAGTTTGGGAATCGGAAAGCGATGAAGACGTATGATGAGGCCCAAAGAATAACAGAAGAATTAAAGAGAGAATATTATGACCAAAAAAAATAAAAGTTACGATCAAATGGTGAAAGATCACGAGATACTATTCGCTGATGGCTTTGATGATGCTGTCATGGGTATAGCAATGGATCTAGATTTACCACGTGTTATTTACTCTAAGGAGGCAATGGTTGAGATAATGATGAAGGAGTATGAAGAGATGGATGATGTAGAAGATCCATACGTAGAGGCAATCGAATTTCTAGAGTATAATGTATGGGGAGCTTACGTAGGGACTGGGACTCCGATTTATATTAATGAGGGGAACAAAGAAGAAACAGAAGAGAACGCTAGTTACTGGGGATTAAAAGATGATTGATATAGTAAAAGGATACGTCAATAATAAAAAAGAGTGGCGTGTATATCTAAAAGGAGAATGCGTGGATCAGTTTGAGGATTACTCAGATGCACTGGAATACAAATTTGCACTACATCAAATGCTAATGGAGAAGGCAAGTATTGCAGATGATGAGCAAATTCTAAATACAACAACCTTTAACACCAAAGAGAAATGAGTAAGGCAAAACTTGTTGGTATGATATGTAAAGAGCAGTTGCAAATGCTTGAGGAGAACCACCCATTGTTTGGAATAAAGAAAGTCCTC